CCGCGCCTGATCACTGATACGTCTCGATCGTGATTCCAGCCCTCCTCGCATCATGGAGAGGCCAGTAACCATCTGGGGTGCCAGATGTATGTTACTGTCGGGGTTGCCGTTCCGCATGTATGCCTCATAGAAATCCTGCATAACAGGCACTCCGGCACACAAAGCTAACCCACACTCTCCAACTGCGTACATCCACTTGCGGGCCAAGGGTCCATCTAGCGGAATTGTGCACAATGTGTCTTTCTGCAAAGCAGTAGGGATGTTGCGAACCATGTTCCAACCATTACCTCCCCGAACGGGATGCATCTGGCAAAACTCGATTCCCCTGACATCATACACTGGTTCTTCCTTGGTCATGCGAAATCCGAGACATAGGAACCACTCATCCAGGCTCACACTAAATTTCTCAAGATCACACCGTTCCATGAATACCACACAGTCATCTCCATTGTTGGCCAAGTCTATGTGCACGCCCCGCTCCTTGGCGTAAGCGTGTACACAAGCACACATGATGAGGCAGTTACCAAGCGCAGTGTTCATATCACCGCTGGCTCTCTTACCCCTGACTTTATACGTCAATTTTCCATTCTCTGTGCGCCCTCGCCCCTCATTGTTACGCTGCCATTTAAGCAAGGTTCGTAACTCAGCGGGGTTCCCATAGACTCGTTGGTAGATGGAATGCTCCCAACGAAGCATCCCTTCGCTCACATGCATGTCGAACTTGGTTGCATCCAATCCAACAGCTACTGGCTCATGGAATGAATTCCACTTATCCAGTATGTGAGCTGCCACCTCCTCAGTTGTGAACCCTTTCATCACAACTGGCTTATTCTCAAACATGCAAGCAATCTTCCTGTATAACCGATGCTCAATCGGTTTGATGTATGTTCCAAGTTTTAAATTGTATACAGGTGATCGCGGTTGAATGCAACGTGGAGCTTTATCGGTGTTAACCTTCTCCACTTTCACAAATGCATTGATCCTTGCATCATCACGCCGAACGCCTCGCCTATCGTACTCCTCCTCAGCCTGAGCATAGATAGTGCGTTTCCTCCCCTTGTACATGTCAACAACTTCGGTTGTGCTAACAGGCTTCACGGAAAAATTCGCAATAGCGTTTCGAAAGTACCCTAACTTCTGATCTATGTACCGATATGTGGGGTTGGGAGCAGGTGAAAACCCGGTGCCAACCTTACAAAAGTACATTCTCTCTAGCAGAGCCCTTTCGAGT